CGAAGAAACTTCTGGCAGGCGCTAACGGAAATATATACGACGCGACTACATCCTCAATTTCTTCTTTGAAAAGCAGTCTTTCGGTAAATAGATGGGAGACTGTGAACTTCAACGGCCAGATGGGATGGGTAAACGGAACGGACACACCGTTAGTGTACGATGGGTCAAGTTTCGCAAACATGACAGTAAGCGGGACGGGACTAACCGTTACAAATCTCCGTGGAATAATGGTGCATCAGTCGCATACGTTCTTCTGGGAGAACAACAGCCAGGACTTCTGGTATTCCGCAGTCAATACGTTGGGCGGGACATTAACAAAGTTTCCCCTGTCCAGGGTTGGTGCTTTTGGTGGCAATTTAGTATGTGCGGGATCGTGGAATGTTGCAGGTGGTTCAGAGGAATGGGTCGGAGGCGGTATAGGTAATGATCTAGCCGTATTTGTTATGTCTTCCGGGGATACCATTGTGTACGAAGGAGATAACCCTGCATCCAACTGGAATCTGGTAGGCGTGTATCGCATTCCCGAACCATTAGACATCCGGGCGATAGCAAAGATAGGCGGGGATCTTGTCATTGCTACTAAAGGCGGGATTATTTCGATGGCTGCGGTGTCGCAGTCAGGACAGGTAGAACAGCGTGGCGTTATCAGCGACAAGATAAACCCGGCGCTTATTGATAAGAAAGATTTGACAGACCCCGGATGGCAACTGGAATACCATCCGACGTATTCACAGGGTCGTCTTTTGTTACTTAATCTGCCGAACAGCACAGTGGACTTTGACCAGTATGTAATGAACGCGGATACATTAAGCTGGGCAAGATGGAAGGATGTCAACGCAAGAGCGTGGGGCAGATACGACGATAACCTGTATTTCGGCACGACAGACGGAAAGGTTATGAAGTTTGATGACGGAAACGCCGACATTTCCACGGACATAAGCGGGGACGCAGAAACCGCATACAATTATTTTGAAGCAAGGGGTGTACTGAAAAGATGTTCCGCATTACGTCCCGTTTTAGCGAGTGACGGCACAATTACTGTTTCTATAGCCCCACAGTTTGATTTCCAAAGACGCGGTATCCCGGCGGCAGATGTGAGCCTATTGGATGCGGGAGATACCTGGGAGCAAATTACAAGCGATTGGGAGGATTGGGATACGGATTGGGACGACTCCATTAAAAGCGTTGTGGCGAAGTGGCTTGCGTCCACAGGGGCGGGCTACGCAATAGGAGCGAGGTTTCGTGTAACAACATCGGACGATCTGGAGTGGCATTCATTGACGTATCAATTAGAACCAGGACAAGGAATATTTTAGATGGCAGCTTTAACTGGTAAGAAGCCCAAGAATACATACAAGGACTTACTGCAAGTCTCGAATAGTAATGCAGGCATAGATGGCACTTTAAGGTTTGTATCTGATGGTGAAGGCACGGATTCTACATTAAAACTTTCCACATCTGGCATAACAACGACAAGTAAAGTCGTGGTTGGCGGTGACACTGCCGCAGGTGATGACGCTGCCATAGGATATACCAGTGCAGAGGGTCTTATCATTACTGGGCAGGGGTCTACCTCAGATATAACGGTAAAGAACGACGCTGATGCCGCTGTTATGACTGTAGCTACTGGGACCACAAATGTAGATATAGTCGGAGATGTAACTGCTGCTACAGTAAACGCTGACGGGGATACTTCTGCGGGTGATGACGCAGCGATGGGGTACACTTCTGCGGAGGGTTTAATATTAACGGGTCAGGGTTCCACAAACGATATTACAATCAAGAATGACGCTGATGCTGATGTAATTACAGTAGCTACTGGTGGTACAAATGTTGATGTAGTAGGTGATTTAACCGCTGCAACATTGAACGCCGATGGAGATACATCTGCTGGCGATGACGCTGCAATTGGATACACTTCAGCAGAGGGCCTTATCCTGACAGGGCAAGGCTCCACGAATGACGTAACTATTAAAAATGACGCCGACGCAGATGTCATTACGATTGCTACAGGCGGAACGAATGTAGACATAGTAGGAGATGTTACTGCCTCTACAGTAAATGCGGATGGAGATACAGCCGCTGGCGACGATGCGGCTATGGGCTATACAAGCGCAGAGGGATTGATACTGACGGGGCAGGGCTCAACCAACGATGTCACTATCAAGAACGATGCAGACCAAGATGTTCTCGAAATCCCTACAGGGACGCAGAATGTAACTATGGCGGGGAATCTTTCTGTAGCAGGCGACCTGACTATCACTGGCGATGACCTAGTTATGTCTACGAATACAAGTGGCGCAGCGTTGATTGCAGACGGAACAAATTTTAATCCAGTAGTGATTTCAGGTGACGTAAGTATAGGCACTGACGGTGTAGCAACTATAGCTAATGACGCTGTGACACTCGCTAAGATGGCTGGCCTTGCGCGGGGCAAACTGATTTACGGGGACAGTTCTGGCAATCCCGCAGCGTTAGCGGTTGGTTCTGCTAACTATGTTTTAACAAGTGACGGAACGGATTTCGCATGGGCTGCTGCATCAAGCGGGGCTGTAACGTCCTACACCAACTCGACAGACAATCGTGTTATTACGTCTGTTAATTCTACAACAATCAATGGAGAAGCAAACCTCACGTTTGATGGAAGTGTTCTTGCGGTCACTGGAAATGTCACGGCAACGGGAACAGTAGAACCAGCAGGTGACACATCAGCGGGGGATAATGCGGCGATTGGGTACACTTCCGCAGAAGGTTTAATTCTTACAGGGCAAGGCTCCACTAACGACATCACCATCAAACGAGATGACGATACTGCTGTTCTGGAAGTGGCGACGGGTCAGAGTGATATTGAAGTTAGTGGCGGGAATATAATTTTTGGGACGGCAGGTAAAGGAGTATATCTAGGCGTAACCTCTGCCACAGCAGCAAATCTTTTGGACGATTATGAAGAAGGTACTTGGACAGCGGCATTGGAAGGGACAACAACAAACCCTAGTTCGGCTGTAACTGTTACTGGTGACTACACTAAAATTGGGAATATGTGTTATGTCACCGCCGCATTTGCCAATGTTGATACAACGGGGGCAGCGGGAGGGGTGAGGGTTACAGGTATGCCCTTCACCCAATCTCCAGCCAATCAGATGACGGGCAATTGTACCCTTCATACAGTCGCGACTGTTGGTTCTAGCGTGTCCAATATATCACCATTCTACCAAGGATCAGTTTGTGATTTTTACGGAACCCAAAGTAACGCTGGTTGGACGGCTGTTACACACAACGCTGGTTCGGGTCGATATTTGTATTTCACTGGTTTTTTCAAATGCGCTTAAGGATATAAATATGGCGATAACAAAAACAACAGAGCTTTTCAAAGTTGATTCCAATCCTACCACAGGTGGAATTTCTGTGAGAGTAGATACAGTAATTACAGAGGACGGGGTGGAGATTTCAAGAGCGCCTCATAGACACGCTCTAGTTCCATTCTGGTCTGTTAAAGGAGATGATGGAAACTGGATACACACCCCCACAGATATATCTGGCGAGGATGACCAAGTTAAAACTATTGCTGAAACAATCTGGACAGATGAGATTAAGGATAAGTGGAAAGCCACAATTGAGGAAACGCCATGACTTCAACATTGAAAGCAGAAGGTAATACTATAGAGGGATGATAGTAACCGGTTCGCAGCGTGAAGTTGCTGCCTGGATCAATCACAGAATACGAGATACCAGCCCAGGGGACTATGATAACTGTACGACGCTGGCAGTAGCGCGGCACGATAAACTGATATGCGGCGTGGCATACTGGAAACAGAGAGGCGGGATATGCGACGTAGCCATAGCCGCCGACAGCCCCATGTGGGCGACCAAACAGACGATTTTCACGTTACTTGCGTATCCATTTCAACAACTGGAAGCGCATAGACTCCAAAGTTTTATTCACCCAAAAAACAAGCGGTCCCGCAAGTTATGTGCGGGGTTAGGGTTTACCTGTGAGGGGAAACTTAGGCGATTACACAAGGACAAGGATATGTTGATTTACAGCTACCTCAAGGATGAGTTTATAAGGAGCAAATGGCATGGGTAAAAGCAGATCGAGTGCGCCCGTTATCCCCGCGCAGCCAAGCCCGCAGGCGTTGGCAAATGCACAGGCAGAGGCGAACCGCATTACGCAGTTTACTCCGGGTGGCAACCTTTTGTTTGGCGAGTTTGATGCGGGAACGGGAGAATTTGCGCCTCGTAGCGGCACAGCATTACGGGTACAGGAAACCCCTGCACAAAGTGCGTTACGTCAGCTAGAAGAAATCGGCGGCGTAGAACTTGCCTCAACGGGTGCCACACTTGCAGGTCAGCTTCCTACAACTCCTTTGACCGCAGAGGGTCTTACGGCAAGGCCGGAGTTTGATCTAAGCGGCGTAAGCCAGATCCCGCAGGCACAGGACAGGGGCGCATTGGAACAGCGTATAGCCTCGCGTGGTTTGGAATTGTTACGGCCCGAACTGGAACGCACGGAAGAACGTCTGGCCCAGGACTTAGCTAACCGTGGAATACCGGAAGGTTCCGAACAGTTCATTGATATACAGGACCGGTATGCGAGACAGAGAGGGGATCTATTGTCCTCGCTGGCGTTTGATGCAATTTCCCAGGCGGAAGCACAGGAAGCGGCAGATTTTGGCAGAGGATTGACGCGACGGGGTTTGGAGAGACAGGACGTTACGGACAGGCTTGCGTACCAAAACCAATTGCGTCAGGCGGAACTTGGAGAACGTCAGGCATTGCGTCAACAGGCGCAGAACGAACTGACGGGTATGCTTACGGGGCAGATGTTGCAGACCCCGGCGTTGGGTAACTTCATTGCGCCTCCGCAGATAGACGTATTGGGACCGTATCAGATGCAGCAGCAGAACGCATTGGCGAGAGCGCAGCTTGCAAGTCAGGACCGTGCGGCCAGGTATGGAGCGTTAGGCAGTCTCGCACAAGGTCTTGGGACTGTTGGGGGCGGGTACTTAACGGGCAAAGGAACTCCATGATGATACAGATGCCAGCACCACCACGGCTTAACTTACAGCCTATAGATGTTCAAGGATTCAGCCCCAGCGCACAAAAAGCGTCGGCTGCGGCACAGGTTATTTCCAATCTCGCACCGTTCCTGATGGATTCCTATTTGAAGGGCCAGCAAAGACGCACGGAAAGGGACGCAAAAACACAGCTTGCCGATTTGCTTGCAGAAAGCATGGCACCGCGAGATCAGCAAAACGTAGTGGCAAACCAGCAGGCATTTGGACCCCAGGTAGTAACCGAACAGGTTGCCCCGACACAGGCGGAAATACAGGCGAATGTCTTACGGGGAATGCTGGCAAGCGAAAACCCGCTGATTCAGGAAATGGGCGTACAGAGAAACCTGGACAGAATCTTTGCCGCACCTACAGAAAAATGGACACCGACGTATAGCCCATACGGACGAAAGGGATTCGGGCAGGTTAGCAGTACAACAGGTAAAGTCGAAAATTACCAGCCAGCACAGTCGGTGACGCTGGTAGGTCAAAACAATGAGTTGCAGCAAGTATATGTTGGCTCACCGGAATATGAGAAGTTGATAGCGGAAGGCTATGTAGAAGACCCGACAAAACAGAGGCCGACAAAGAGATTAGAAACGGTAAACATCGGCGGAAACGAAGTCGTGCTACAGGAAAATTTGGAAACGAGATCGTGGGAGCCGTTTTCAATCGGTGGGGTAGAAATAACAGCCCCAAGGTGGCAAGAGACAGCGCAAGGTAGAACAATTGAGTTTCAGCAAGGCGATGAAATTGTTACCTGGATAAGCGACCCGCAAGCACCGGGCGGCTACAGGGAAATTGGGCGTGGCGATAAATGGCAAGCGCGGATGCCGGATACGGTAACGGTACAGGAAGGGGAGGAAAACGTAACGTACCGGGTTAATCAAGACGGATCACGAAAAGAGATAGGAAGAGGTCGGAAGTGGCAAGCGCCGGGTCAGGGTTCGCCAACGATAAAAAGCTGGAACGAAGGCGGCGACACAGTAACTTCTCAATGGAACCCTGCTGCGAAAGAATGGGTTGAGGTAGGCCGCGCTCCACGATGGGCAGAACAGGCTCCTAATGTTATCAGTGTTCAGGAAGGGGACAAGCTGGTTTACAAGCAATGGGACGACCAGGCAAAAAGCTGGAAAACCATAGCAGACGGACCAAAATGGCAAAAAGCTAACGACAGCCAGCGGGAACAAACGATTCAGGATCTTATCAATAGAGGCAAAACCCGTGCAGAGGCAGAGGATATCGTAGACAACAACATTAGAGTTATAGCAATTCCAGGGCTACCACCTGTTGCGTACAACACAGCTACTAATAAGAGTTGGAGAATAGGCAATTTAGAAGAGCTGCTCACGGATGTTGAACGAAGTGGCGATAGCTATGGCGTCCCCACCATATTTGACGACCTTAGCGCCTACGGCGGCGCACCGATGGCACAAGAGGAAATAGCAGGTATCCCGTTGGTAGGTAAACCACTGAATAAATGGTTAGAAGAAAACTTTGCGAATTTGGGATTCAGTGACGCCGAAAAGGTTGTACGACTCAGAGCCAATTACCGACTAATACGGAGCGATGTGCTTGGAGCATATTCACAATCTGCAAGAGTGCCGGTCATAGAACAGGAGCGCATACTGGAAAACTTACCAAAAATGGGCTTTTTGGAAACCCCGGAAAGGGCAAGGGGAAAGTTGGTTACTCTTCACGCCCAGTTAATGACAATTGCAGAAACCGAAGAGGCGTATGCGAAGGATTGGAGCAACAATAGCGAACTTAGAGAGGATGCAGGGCGAACGGCAAAACGTGTGCGTAGCGCTCTCTCCATTTTGGGAAACCCACCAACCGACTTTTCCAGAGAAGACATAGCAACTCTGAGCCTTCAGCAGATACAAGATATTGTGGATAGCCCCGTGATACGGACTATGGATGCGGGCATAATAAACGCAATACTAGACCAACTCGCCACGCTGGAGAAATAAAATGTCGCAGCAGCAAATACAGGAACTAAAGCTAAGACTTGGGCAGCGATTACAGGAGTTACAAACACAGCCTGTTACGGAAGAAGCACCGCAGACCGCTACACAGCCGGTTGACGTTGGAAACGTAGTGCAGAATGTCGGGGGGCAAATAAGCGCAGCAAGGGATGCGCTCCAAAGCCAACTGGATAGCATGGGATCGTTGCCACCGAACTACAAGCCGCCAGACACCGGGGATCGAACAGTTCTGACGAAAGTTGGGCAACGGCTGATGGGGAGCGACTTGCAACAAGTCCACGGAAGGGACGACCCGATACCAATGACTCGTCTGGGAACCACAGTCTCGGGTGCCATTGCAGGCGGAACCCTGGGGCTGCGTGTTCCTCCGCTCAACCCGTGGGTGAACCCACTTACAGGTGCGTTGCTATTCAGCGGTGCGGGGGCTGTAGGCGGGGCTGTCGCACCAGAAGGCTTTACCGAACTTGGGGAAAAGTTGGGCTTTATTGAACCAGGCACACGGGAAAAAGAACTGTTACGCAACGAGGAATTAAGAACCGTTGCAGAAGGCGAGGCGTTGGTAGAGTTAGTAACAGGCGGGTTCGCTTCTGGGGTGAAACTGGCTGGTCGCGGTACGTCGCGATTGCTCACAGGGCCGGGACCGGAAGCGAGACAGCTTGCAGATGACGCGGCAAAATACGATATAGAGTTACCCGCAGGGGCCGTTGGGCCTAGTGTCTTTGCAAGATTTATGTCGAGTGTGTTTGGCAGATTCCCGATTATTGCATCGAAGTTCAAAAGAACGGGCATAGCAGCGGAACGGCAGATTCAAAATATTCTGCAAAACGTACCGGGCAGGGTAGGGCAAGTGTTAGCGTCTACAGACCTTGGAACAAAGATTTTTAAGGACGGTAGAAAGCTGATTATAGATGCGGGAGAGAGGTTCGACAAACAGTACAACGAATTGTGGAAGCGGGCAGATGCAGCAAACATAACCGTATCTCCTAATGAGTTAAAACAGAGAGCAAGTGTTGTTCTCTCGCAAATACACAAGATCACGCCGCCCAGGCTGGAAAAAGTGACGCGGGAGGTAGACCGGGGATTTCCTGGCATTGGACAGGCTGTGTTAGGTCCACGCATACAAACGGAAACAATAACCAAAAAAGTGCGCGGGTCAGCGGGTAAATTAAACGACGAACTTGCGCGATTTATTGAACAAGAAATCAACACGCTGCCTAACAATATAACTTTGCGCCAAATGGACGGTCTGTTTGCAAAAATAGACGAATACATTGCCTTAATGGACCCGAAACAAAGAAGCACTACGACAGGAAAAGCCGTTGTCGCAAAGCTGTTGCAAATACGGAACCAGGGGACAAAGGATTGGGTAAACAGTGTGGACGGCCCCAACCCGGTAGCTGCACAGGAGATTGCAAAACAGATACGCTCTGTGGATGCGGAGTATGACGCATTTATGCGGAATATATTTGAATCTGCGACGGGCCAGAATTTTGCAACTGTTCGCAAAGGCGGTTTGCGCGGGAAACCGATGGTGGAGCCAACGCAAGTACCTGTGGATAAATTCTGGAACACAATAGGGCCATTGATACGAAATAGTCCACAGGCGGTGCGGGAACTGAGAGAAATTGTAACGCCAGAAACATTCCAATCAATCGCCGCCAAGTATTTAGACGACATTTTTGAAGAGGCGTCGAATATAGCCCCGGCGGGGGTTAAAATGGATGATGCACGTTTGGGATTCGACCCAGGAACAATGCGGAAAAAGTTGGGTCTGGATAGGCCGAACACAGCACAGGCGCAAGTCACCCAGGAGATATTAAAGCGGTCTTCTGGTTTAACAGTCGAAGAACTGGACACGGTGCTGTCGGCGGCAACTGCCATGAGAAATGTGGAAATACCCGATGTTAGTACGTTTGTCGCGCGTCGTGCTGTACTGGGAGGATTTAGGTCAATTATGACTTCTTTTGGAGTTATAGCGGCACCAACTTTGGCAGTAGGGCCATCGTTGGGAATAATTACGGCCATTGTGGGGTTAAAAGGCGTTATGCGACTGCTGGCAGATCCGCGTTCTGCCCGTGCGTGGAAAACAGTTATTCGGCGGGATGCTACCGATGCACAAGTCAATAATGCGGTAAGCAAGTTAATACGAGTGTCCGTTAATGCGGCAGTAGGAACAGGTAAAATAGAAGAAGACGAGTCGGAGGGGATATTCCAAGCGGCGCAAGATGCGTGGTATGAAGGCTATCGTAGTTTGCGTCCTAGGGGTGAAAGCGTAGTGCGCGAGAAAGTGTACCCCCCGCAATGAACCAACTGGCAAACGTACTCGCATTAGCTGGCAGACGGGAAGATAACGCCGCGCACGGTGGTCAGGTGGCCCATATCAGTGCGGCAGAGGCCGAACTACTCAAACGTATGGGCGGTGCGTCTACAAGGAATCCTGTGACGGGACTGCCGGAATACTACACCAGCGGAGTGACGGGAAATCCGGGTGCGGCGACATCTGCGGGTACTACAGCGGCGGCAGGTTCGGCAGCGGCAGCGGCTGCTGCTAACGCTGTTGCAAGTGCGCTGGGATTAGGCGCGGCAGCGGCATCACCAGGTTACGGCGGTCACGGTTTAGGATTTACAGTAGGTGCCCCAAGCTCTAGCGGAACAGGTAGCGGGGTCACATCTACAGGGCAGGGAGCGGTAGCTGCTGACGGAGGTCTGGGGTTTCAAGCTGTTCTTGGAGAAGGGCAGGGAAACTACGGGCAAAGTATGGGTAATGTGGGTCCGGGGTCAGGGCTTGGTAATTTTGGGATAGTAACAACCCAAGATGGTACACCTGTGACAACCACAGACGGTGTTCCTGTAATGCACGGCAACCTTAGTGGCAGGGTAGCCAATACAGCAATTATTCCATCTGACATAGCCAATGCGAAATTCTTT